GATTTTTTTAATGCAGGGGTTACAAGATTAGAGGGTTTTCTAAAAAGATTTAATGAGCCAGATTTTAAAGCTGCACCAGAAAGAATTGTTAGGATGCTAGAAAGCAGTGCAAAAGCCAAAGGTGGTGATTTAGCGATGTTAAGAGCAGCAAGAAGAAGTGTGCCTGATGATGTTTGGAGTTTAGTATCTATAAATGCTCTACAAAGACTTGGGTCAAAAACTCAAGGTGGTGAGTTTAGTATTAAGAAGTTTTTATCTGATTATAGAAACCTTAGTCCTGGTGCAAAAGATATTTTATTTAAAGGCACAGGCAATACAGAGTTAAGTAAATCTATTGATGAACTTGCTGAAATAGCTTTAGCATTTGAAAAGTCTGGTACAGACGTTGTACAAGGATCTAGAACTGCATTAGGTGCTGCTCTTTTGTTTGGAACAGGTGAGACAATTATGCGTGGTGATATTCCTATTGGTACATTAGCATTAGGAGCAACAACAGCAGGAACTGCAAAACTTATGACATTTAGACCATTTGTTAATTGGTTAGCTACAACATCAAAAACAAATGATTTAGTTGGTAGTCTATCCAAACTTAATACTATGGCTAGAGCATATCCTTATTTAGCACCAGAAATCAAAGAATACGCATCAGCACTTGCAAAAATGTCAGGTGCAGAACCTGTATTAGAACCAGGTCAAATTATCTCATAGGCAATAATCATGGACATGGAAAAACTAAGACAGCAACTCATCATTGATGAGGGTGTAAAGTATGAGGTGTATCTTGATCACCTTGATCTAAAAACTGTGGGTATAGGTCATCTATGCAGAGAAGATGAGCCAGAGTTTGATCAGCCTGTAGGTACTCAGGTTGATGAAGATAGATGCACAGAACTGTTTGAAGAAGATATCAAGTCAGTCATCAAGGATTGTAAAAAGGTCTTTGAAGATTGGGATGACATGGATGAAGAAGTCAAACAAGTAATGGCAAACATGATGTTCAATTTAGGACTGCCAAGATTTAGCAAGTTTAGAAAAATGATTAACAATATTGTTAACAAGAATTTTACAAAAGCCGCAGAGGAACTTCGTGATTCCAGATACTATCGTCAGGTCACTAACAGAGCCGAAAGGTTGGCAAAAAGATTGGAAGCAATAGCGTGACCCAGAAAAAATTACAGAAAAAATCTGTGTTCAATGAATATGATGAAGATGGTGATGGCATTGTATCGGATGAAGAACTGTCTCATGTTAAAGAAATAAAAGAAACAGAGTCAAAACTTAGAAAGCAGATAGCACAGCTTAGAATGGCCAGATACACACTCATAGGCATGGGTGTATTTACTGCTGCAATGTTTTTTATGCCAATAGAAAAGATCAACGCATTATCTGATATTAGCAACCTACTCTATATATCCGGTGCAGGTATCGTTGGCACATACATGGGTACAACAGCCTGGATGGCAAGAAAATAAGTGCTATGGGTGTTAGTTGTTATTTTACATGGAACTGACATCAAAGAAGATGTCTTTTTCAATGATCTTAATACGTGTCTTGAATATGCAGAAAAAATCAGAGGTCAAAACACTCATCAACAAACAGCCTTTAGCAAAGTTTACGTTACAACTTATTGCATACCTAAAAAAGATAAGTGACAGAGTTAGAAGAAAAAGTATTGCTGCTAAAGATGCGGCTCAAAAAATACAGAAAAGACTTTAACCACATTCTAAAGCAGTCAGACTTAGATAAAGCCATACTGGTTTTAGATGATAACCCACATTTACTAAGGACAAACAATGGCAGTCAAAAAGAAAAGGAAGTTTGCAAAAGTACCTAAGACAAAAGGTGGTGTACCTAAAAAATATGTGCGTGGTGCTAAGAACCCAAAGGCTAGAGAAAAAGAAATAAAAAGAACAGCTAGACTTTACAGAGAAGGTAAACTGACACCTGCCATGATGGATCGTATCTCAAAGAGAAGGAGTAGAGGCTGATGGCAACAAAAGCAACTAAGAAGAAAAGTGGTGGTAAATATTCATCAATACCTGGTGCAGGCAGGTTTGCTAAATCTACACTTGATAAAGTCTATAAGCGTGGATTAGGTGCATACTTTTCATCAGGCAGCAGACCAAAGGTATCACAGCATCAATGGGCTATGGGCAGAGTCAAAAGCTTTGTCAGTGGTAAAGGTGGTGCAAGAAAAGCTGATGCAGATTTACTAGGCAAAAAGAAAAAGAAAAAGACATGAGTATTATAGGAACTTTAGTTGGCCCAGTTACAGGCTTACTTGATAAATTTATTGAAGATAAAGACCAGAAGGCAAAGCTTGCACATGAGTTGGCTACGATGGCTGACAGACACGCTCAGGAAGCTTTACTAGCACAACTAGCTATCAACAAAGAAGAAGCAAAGGGCAACTGGTTTCAATCATCTTGGAGGCCATTGATCGGTTGGATATGTGGTTTGTCATTAGCAATTAACTATATGATTAGTCCTATCTGTGCAGGGTTTGGAATAACAATACCACAAGCTGATATGACAGTAATGATGCCATTATTATTAGGTATGTTAGGTATTGGTGGCTTGAGAAGTTTTGATAAGTTTCACAACAAAGATACAAAGAAATGAGAAAGCGTATAAATCTCACTTCAAAGCACAAATCGCCTTCAGGGGGCTTGAATGAGGCAGGAAGGCGTTTTGCTAGATCGCAAGGGTCTAACCTTAAAAGACCGATTTCGAGTGGAGATTCGCCACGCAGAGCAAGTTTCCTCGCAAGAATGGGTGCAAGTCGTGGCCCAGATTACAAAGATGGCAAACCAACCAGGAAGTTACTGGCACTCCGCAAATGGGGGGCTAGTTCATCTGCTGATGCAAGAGCAAAGGCAAAGAAAATCTCAGAGAGAAACAAAAAGAAGAAGGAGAAGAAAGCATGAAGGGCATGAACTATGGCGGCATGAAGAAAAAGAAGAATGGTAAGAAGATGATGGGCAAGAAAACCATGACCAAGAAAAAACCTATGAAGAGAAAATAAAATGGCAGCACTTACTAAGAGGCAACAAGCCACACTAAAAAAACATTCTGTACATCATACAAAAAAACACATGACAGAGATGCGTAAGCTGATGAGGGCAGGAAAGACGTTTACTCAGGCTCATAAGGCTGCAATGAAGAAAGTGGGTAAGTAATGCCTTTTAGTAAGTACTCACCCAAGCAGAAAAAGCTTGCAAGGGTAGCACCACCCAGAACCAAAATCACAGGTGCAGATTTTAAAAAGCTTAAAAAGAAGAAAAGCAAAAAAAGTAAAAAAGCTTGATTTACTTGTAGCAGTTTTGTATCAGTTTTAGTAGAAAAGTCACCACCATAAATTCTATATATATGGCGACTTTAAATGACTAAAGGGTACTAAAGCATTGTTTTTATTAGCTTTGAAATCAGTTCAAATCTGGTCACCCCGACCAAAACACAAAACTCTGAAACTCGCAGAACTCAGCCATTTATTTGGCTCTATACTTAGGTTTCAGACGTATCTAAAATATTTTTATACAACAATCATACAACACCAATACAAGCCATTTACAACCCTTTTACAACTTAAAAGTGGCGACCTAGTGGCGACTAAAACTGATGACCCTCTTGACATACTAGGCGCTTATGCCTATATTATAATTATAAACGCAAATATTGGAGAATGACGATGAATACATATAAATTAAGACATGGAAAAAATTTAAGATTTACACATTATGTTAAAGCAAAAAATCAAATACAGGTTTTAGACATTTTGCGAAAAAACAAATTTCCAACAGAACATCTTGAAGATTTAAAAATCAAAGAAATTAGTGAAAATAGTTGGGAGTATTTTGAAGATAAAATTAAAATATATTTTAAATAAATTAATGGAGAATGACGATGCCAAACAATAATGATGAAATACTTAACGATTTTTTAGAAAGAGTTTTTATTAATTATCAGGAAACAAAAGAACATTATCCTGATGAAGAAGTTACTTATGCTAATTGCATGAGAGAAATTGCTGCTGACTATAAAGGTTTATTTGGTGATGAACAAAAACAATTACCAATAGAGATAAAAGTTTCTTTGGTAGATCACAGCCTTTACCTATAGGAGAATGACAAATGCAATATGATATTAGAGGGCCAAATTCAAGAAATCTTTATTATACCAGGTTAAAAGATGGCAGAATAAAAACTGCTGCTACAAAAGAACTACTGGTGCAGAAACTTGATAAGATGTGGATATTGCCAAATAAACAGAATAAAGATTCTATGTCTATTGGTGATCTTTTACAACGATATATTAGACATCTAGAAAAGAGAACACATGGCAGGATAGATGGTCAAAAAAGAATTAGAGAGCAAAGTTATGAAAACTATCTATCGTATTCAAGAGCCATTTGGAACTTTGACAATCAAAGATTTGCTGATGGATTTGGTAAAAGGATAACTGTATTTAATAAAAACATTATTGATTATAAAATAGAAAATGTTGATAGAAACTTTTTAAATGAATTTTTAAATCAGCTTGAAATAAATTTTGTTAATAAAAGTTCTAAACACAAACATGAAATATTTAGTTTTTTTAAAGGTGCTTTGCTGTGGCTAAACAAGCAAGATAAAGAACTATATCCAATACCTGATTTAGAAGATTTTGTAGTCAAACAATTTAAAAAAGAATCTTTTGTTCCAAAGAGGTTAGATGCACAACTTGTACTCAGAACTGTTGACCAGGTATGCAAAGAAAAATATGCGATCTATGTTTACCTTTGTTCTAATGGTTTAAGGGCATCTGAGGCTAATGGTTTGAAGCCATCTGACTTTGATTGGACTAACAATACTGTACACATACAGAGAATTGTAGATAGAGCCAGAAGAGTTATTGCTATTGAGACAGGTTATGAAATTGCAACAAAAACTCAATCATCTAATAGAAAAGTGCCTCTTGGGTCAGAACTAGCCACGAGGATAAGAAAGTTTATTATGTCAAATCCTAACCTTGAATGGATGTTTCAATCAGAGCAAAAGTATGATGGCAGACCTATTAAGCAACAAAATTTAGCAAGATTTGGTTTACATAAAGCACTAGAGCATTTGAAAGAAAAAGGGCAGAAAGTAGAGTGGAAGGGTGCAATGCATGGTCTAAGACATTACTACGGCTCTTTGTTATTGGCTGAAGCTGCCAAGCTAGGTAGAAACCCAACATGGGTGCAGAAGAGGTTAGGGCATAGCAACCTGCAAACAACTCTTGGCATCTACTCACATGACATTGATGAAGATAACCAAGAGTTAAATAATGAGGTTGAAAGACGTTTAAACGGCTAACTCTTTTTGTACCATCATATTATCCCACTGTAAGGGCGATTGAATAGAGTCGATTGCCCTTGCCATCTTTTCAGGGTCTTTATCCTTATCCTTATAATTTCTAGCAACATTAACACTATCAGCTGATGCAAAAGGCCATCTCTTACCTGCCATATTAAGACCTCTCAGCATATGAATATAAGGCACTTGTCCATTCTTTGCGATGCTGTTAAAAGCCAGGTCACATCTCTGTTCCCACTCATAAGAACCCACTTGCCAGTATTTACCTGATGAACCAAAACAAATCTTGGGATACTCAGAGTCAATTAGTTTATGTAAATATTTTATAGAACTGCCCATGTGCCAAACCACAGCTGATAATTCTTTTCTCATGGGCCAATCTTTTATCATCTGGTAATTATCATCATCAGTGCCGTCAATTACATCAGGAATGATTGCCCAGTGTGGATGCCCTAGTCTTGGTTCAAGCCAAGTGCAATAACCTTTGACATCTAATTTGTTTCCTTTTGTATAAGCACTGAAAGCACCATTATCATACATAATTTGTTGTGCAATTTGTAAGCATCTTTCAGCATCATCAGGTCTGGCATAGCTGACACAAAAGTTTTTGCCTGCCATACTTAACAATGCTGATATAGGTGTTAATGGTGTTCCATGATAGTGGATCATTAAACAAGTATTTCATTCTCATCTGTCATAAAATACCAAACAATAACTGCACCAACCATTTTGCTGACAAACATAGCAATCAAACCATACCAACTGAAAAAACCTAAGAGCAGCATAAACACTGCACTGTCTATCGGTGTTCCAACAGCTGATGAAAACAGTATTCTCTGTTTCAAAGGTCTTTTGGTAAATGTATAAACTGCCCAATCAACTAACTCACTTATGATAAATGCAACAACACTTGCATAAGCTACAAATGGATCAGCCATAAAATAACTAAGCAATCCACCAACAGCCATAGCAGCCAAAACTCTATGTCCAATCTCTCTTTGTGAAAAGTCTCTGAGTACAAAAATGAAACCCACAAGAAATGACATTGGTGCTAACATTTCACCACCTGGCAATGCTATCATGGGCAAATAAGTAAAACCAATATTGGCTATAACAATAGCTACTATATATCCCAAACTATATTTATAATTTAAAATAAAATCTTTCATTTATTGCTCCTTATTTTCTTGTCCACTAAAATTTTGTTTTGAATCATATGTGCTTTGATAGCGTGGCTGATTTTTTATCCAATCATCTATTTCTTGTTTTGGATAATAAACCCTTGCACCTAGCTTAATAAATTTAGGAGCAAAGTCTTTTCCAAAATGTCTCCAATATCTTAATGTTTTTACTGGAACTCTAGTGTAATCACTTACTTCTTGTTCATTAAATAATATTTGTTCCATAAGATTACTCCTTATTTTCTACAGGCCAAAGGTTGCGAGTTGCACCTTCTTTCTTGATCTTGCCGCTCGCAACTAATTTCTTTATCGCATAGCTTAGTCCATTTGGACTTTTCCCATACCCTTTTTCACCATTAAGATAATCATGTATCTCTCTCTGTGTTGGCGGTATCTTGTGCTGCTTTACATAGTTTTTGATAAACTCCAAAGCATGAACTCCCATGAGGGTAACACCTCTGTTTCTGTAGCTTGTTTCTTTATCCTCTCTATCCATTATCTTTATTATATTCTGCATTAAATTTTACCTCTATTCTTCCCTGCAAAGCCTCGACTATTCTTTTAAGTGAATTAAATCTTGGCTCTGATAAATTATTTTCTAGCCTGTAAAGGTGCATTTCAGAAACATCTGCACTCATGGCAACTGCCTCTCTTGACCAACCCAGTTCAAGCCTTTGTTTTTTTATTTCTTCACCAATGGTCATTCTTTCTTTTCCAAAGCTGCTTTTATAAACTCCATAGCTTTATGAAACATCTGCTCCTTAGACATCTTGATTTCATATTGCTTACCTTCAACAACCAAAAGCACGCAATCTGCTCTTGGTATTATGAAGTTATGGTGTTTAGTATCCTTGTCCACTAGGGCCTGGATCAGCAGGGTCATTCATTGGCATACTATTGCTAATATGTTGTGGCCCACCATGATTCATTGAATGGCTAGGTTTTTGTGGATAACCGCCTTGATAACCACCCTGTGGTTGCCCAATGCTTCCACCTGGCTTTTGTCCTCTTGGTAGTACAACCATCTTGCCCTGTCTCTGTGGCAGCATATTAAGTAAAAATGTAGGCTCAGATTCACCTCTTGATGGATTAGGTGGCAGTATTACACCGATCTTGTTTGCATACTCTGGTTTGTAACCCTTTTGTGGATTACCTTCGATAAAATAAATATCCTGTTGTTCCTGTATCATATTGATAACATCCCTTCTTTTGTTCTGAATAAATTTGTGTATAAGTCGTATAAGTCGGCATGGTTCGCAAACTCTCTGATAAGAGCGATATTATTATCGTGAAACCTTCCGATCTCCTGTGTTGGGTCACCATATAGGTAACGTAAATCATTAA